TTTTGACTTAGAAAAGAACGATTGGCGTTCAATTATCCTCGAAAATATTATTTCAACCTCTAATGCGGAATCACTATGACAAACCAAAACTATAAAATGAGCAAGGCTCTAAAAATTTATCTTGCTTTTCTTCCACCGGAAGAAAAATCTGTACAGAAAAAACTATTAAGTGAATCTGAGCAATTCGCTTCCATCAAGCGAAAAGATTCTAAAGTAAAGCCTTTGAAGAGTGATTCAGACTCATGAAAAAATCCTTTGATGTGAATTCTGCAAAAGACTTGCGTGAATATCAAAATTATCTTAAGAGTAAATCATGGGGAAAAGGTTGCCCATTTGAACTAGAATGGCCATATCTTTCTATTCCTGAAATGATTCAACATAAGATCATCTCGACGCATCTTTCAAAAATCATTAAGGATTTTTCGAAGATTTCTTCAAGAAAAAACCCCGAGAATGTGTGGGATGGAGAACCCGATGGAAATGATCATCAACAATATTGTTAGCTAAAATGAAATTCAAAATTGACGTTGATGAAGTAAGAGAATTTCTTTCTTCTCAATCTGAGAATACCAAAATTTATTTGGGATGCGATTCTGAACGCATTCGCTATAAAGAACAATTTTATGCAGACTATACTACCGCTATTGTGATTCACATCAATGGTAAGAATGGCTGCAAATTGTTTGGCGAAGTAGTTCGCGAAAAAGATTATGATCAAAGGATTGATCGACCAAATGTAAGACTCATGAATGAAGTCGTGAAAGTTTCGGAAATGTATTTGAAGCTCGCTGATGTTCTTTCAGATCGCTACTGTGAAATTCATTTGGATTTGAATCCTTCTGATATGTACAAGAGCAATGCTGTTATGAATCAGGCGATAGGATACATTCGTGGAACGTGTAATATTGTTCCTTTTGTTAAACCCAAAGCATGGGCTGCAAGTTATGCCGCTGATCGATACAAGGAAATAAAAGATTATGAAATACAGAAAAAAGCCAATTGAAGTTGATGCTGTTCAGTGGTTCAGTCACGGCGATCATCCGGCTGTGCATGAATATGCAGATAACAAAGGAATCTATTCCGCAATCAAAACTCGCGAGGGTATGCTTCGCGTGACGCCAGGATGCTGGATTGTGGGTCCAGGAGCCAAAGGGGAATATTGGCCTGTTCAAGACGATATTTTTAAGGCTACCTACGAGTCTGTGCCTACCAAATAAATCAATTCAATCAGTCACTTATTGTAACTGATTGATTTACAACGCTTCTATTTGATTGTAATTCTCTGTCAATACTGTAAAATAACTTATGTTGATTCAGTAACTATTTTGGATTCATGGTGAAACGGTATCACAACGGACTTTTAATCCGTAAGTTCCGAGTTCGAATCTCGGTGAATCCACCAAATTCTTGAGGATATTATTATGCCTGGTTATGATGATTGTTGGGATGATGGGCAACAGCAAATTATGGAAGAGATGGAATTCTTTCGCGATCTTGAATCTGCTAAAGAACTTATTCAAAGGCATGGCGCTAAAATGTTTTTTGAATCGCTGGCTCAAGAAATGCCAGAACTTAAAGTCTATATTAAATGAAAAAAACCATAGAGTGGATTGTCAATGATTTCAAATCATATCCTTTACGTTTTTGTGTTGAGTTTTTGGCTTGGTTATTTAGTATCGGTTGCTCCATCACTATGGCAGCAACAGTCCCTGACCCGCCTCTTATTAAAATGTACCCTATTTGGATTATGGGGTGCGGCATGTACGCTTGGGCCGCATACACTCGCAAATCATTTGGTATGATCATGAATTATGTGTTATTGATGACCATTGATTTTGTTGGATTGCTTCGGATGCTTTTTCCATGATTTACGTTAATGATCGTTTCAAGCCAAAAAGAAAATCTAAAAAACCGATTGGTGAGGTTTATGAGAAATATAAACCTTCTAAAAAGTTTGTTGAATATGTATCGAATTCTAGCACGATTGAGCTAAAATTTAGCACAAAAAATTTGCCGTCCCATGGCATGTCTGTGGGTAATACAGAAAGAGTCGAGAGACCAAAATACACTGGAGATAAATTGCTTGGAATTGCAGTCATGCATAAGAGTAATCTAGTTCCTGTTTTTAAGGCTGAAGATGCAATTGACATTGCGAGAATGCGCCGAGGATAGAATGCAAAATATTATTGAATACACTTCTCTTAAGAATTCTATTAAACAGTTAGATTCTTGGTTTGATTCCTTTCTCAAAGGAAAAGGTAAAAAGATGGACCATGATGATATTGACAACCCGCTCTGGAGCGAGTACCATTCTAAGTATAAAGAATATTCAAAACTGTGTCAAAAGATTATTAATGGAGACTAAATAAAGTTTCATTCTCCGATCCTCTCAACGCACAAGGTGTGCGGCAGGACTGTTAATCCTTGTGAGCTCCGTTCGATTCGGAGGGGAGGAGCCAAATTTAGCCCCATAGTTAAATGATATGAAAGTTTCAACTGGTAGAACAATTGAAATATATAAATAGATCTATTAGCTTGGAGCTTAATATGAGTAAAAAAGTTACGTTTAACTGCCAGCATTGTGGAAATAAACATATATCCGAAAATAAATATTCATCGAAAGGTATGTATTGCTCTATTCAATGTCAACAAGATTTTTTAATGGAACAGAGAGTATCAAACGGTACCGCGACACATAGAACACTGAAGAGGTATTTGCTTAAGAAGCATGGCAACAAGTGTTGGTCATGTGGAATCCATGAGTGGAATAATAGTCCTATAGTTATGGAACTTGAACATATTGATGGCAATTCGGAAAATAACAATTTGATAAATTTGTCACTTATTTGTCCCAATTGTCATTCACAGACTTCAACATATAAAGCTAAAAATATCGGTAACGGTAGACACTCTCGTAGAGTCAGATACTCTGAGGGTAAGAGTTTTTAGAATTTGCCCTCAAAGCATAAAAAGTGATGCGGCGGATTTGTAACCCGCAGAACTCTGGGCAGTACAGGGTGGGGGCACCATTTTAATAATGAATATCTGCGTGTAGCTCAGTGGATTAGAGCATTCGGCTTCTACCCGAATGGTCGGGGGTTCGAATCCCTCCACGCAGGCCAAATGTATGCGAGTGTAACCCAATCGGTAGAGGTAAGGGACTTAAAATCCCTAAAGTGTGGGTTCGAATCCCACCACTCGTACCAAATAACTAAATGAGAAAAATATGACTGAAAATCAAAAAAGCCGAATTGATCTAATGCGACAAATTGCTGCAATTTCAACTCAGATTGATGAAACTTCGGAAAGAATAATCAAACATAGGTTGAATATCGCAACGGCTAATGATATGATTGTTCAACTTGAAAACAATAGAAACATTTTTACACAATCAATTAAAGATTTGGAACTTAAGCTGAAAGAAATTCCAGTAGAATAGAATTATGCCCCGGTAGCTCAGTGGTTAGAGCAGACGGCTTATATCCGTCCGGTCAGTGGTTCAATTCCATTCCGGGGTACCAAATAAAATATGGGTGGGTTGATGCTATGGTGTGTGCATCTCCAGACTGTAAATCTGGTCCCTCTGGGTAAACATTGTCAGTTCGACTCTGACCTCACCCACCAATTATAAATATATGGAATATCATGCGGATGTCGTATAATGGTAATACCTCAGCCTTCCAAGCTGAAGCCGTGGGTTCGATTCCCATCATCCGCTCCAACCTTTAAGGGATATCCATGTTATGAAGTTAACTGAAGAAAAATTAAAAGAAATCCTTTTAATCACTCAAGAAGAATGCGCTGAAATCATTCAAGCAATCTCTAAGTCTTTTAGGTTTGGCGCTCATACTGTTTATAATGGCGTCAGTAATAAAGAACATCTAGAAGAAGAAATCGGTGACTTTTTGTGTATGCTTGATTTGTTGATTGATAATGGAATTGTTAGCGAAAATTCTATTGTTTCAGCAAAAGAACGAAAGCTAAATAAACTACACACATGGTCAAGTGTATTTAAGAAATAATGGGGGCGTAGTGGTAGTGATAGCACATCGCGTTTGCATCGCGAAAGCGAGAGTTTGATTCTCTCCGCCTCCACCAAATATTAATATATAAATAAAATTATGATTGAATTTTTAGTTTGTCTATATTGCGCTGTTGCTGATCGAGTTCGCGGAGGATTTCCTAGTGACAGATTTTGGAAAATTAAACCTTGGTGGAAACCACCTTTGCGCTCGTTTGTTTGGTATGTTTCTGGTGGTATTCTCTCCGCTAGTATTCTTAATCCACACGATATTAAATCTTTTCTAATCTGTTTGCTTGCTTCTATTCTTTTTGCTTTAGGTGAACGTCAGAACATGGGTGTAATTGGTTGGTTATATCCTACCAGTAAAAAGCAATTTCAAGGATGGATTCATCAATTTCGAATTGGTGGTTTGTGGGCATTGATTGTTGCTCCTCTTTATTTTCTAAATCCAAATCTCTGGGTTTTAATTCCTGCTTGTTTTTTTGGTCCTATTTTGGGTGCGCTATTTGCACGATTCTTATGGGTAAAATTGCCAGATCTTTGTCTTGAGCTTAATGGGCAATGGGCATGGACGGAATTTTATCGTGGATTGTTTATGGCGTTAATTGCAGTGAGTCTAAATTTTTATTGGTAATAAAAAGTGAAAGTTTACATCGGTCCATTTAAGAAAAATTCTGGTGAACGTAAGATTGATGTTCGTATTGATAAGTACGATACATGGAATATGGAATCTACTCTTGCATATATTGTTCTTCCTATGCTTAAGCAGTTGAAGGCAACTGCACATGGCTCTCCCGGAGATCTTATTGAGTTTCAGCAGACTTCAAATTCTGCTCAATACTCCTTTGATTTCTATGAAGAAGGCGATAAATTTGCCTGGGAAAAGGGGCATGAACATTGGAAAGAAATTCTTGATAAAATGATTTGGTCATTCGAGCAGCTAAATACTGATTGGGAAGCTCAATTTCATTCTGGTGAACATGACTTTTATTTTGAAGAAGTCAATGATTATTGTATTATGCAATATGGTCCTAATGATACGCATAAGTTCGATTCTGAAGGATACTTTAAATTTCAGCATCGTATGCAAGAAGGATTTGAGTTGTTTGGTAAATACTATAGAAACTTGTGGGATTGAACATGAAGAAATTTATATTGAAAGGTAATAATTCTCAATTTGTTGATGATGTTGATGTAGAATTTGTTATTCCAGATCATCACACTTTGGAACAAGTATTAGAACAATTTACGCTTTTTTTAAAAGCATCTGGATATGTTTTTGATGGGTATTGTGATATTTTGGAACACGACGATTTAAAGTAAAACTGTGGATAGGAAAATGAGGAACGACGAAGATAGAAAACAAAGACGCCGAGAAAAATTTCAAAAAGAAAATGTAAAAGAATATGCTGGAAAAAAGCAGCATGGCAAAAAACAAGCGTCGCAAAAGAAAAGAACACATCAAACTCTTCCGAATAATGATTTTTGGAATGAAGAGTTGGATTAGTGGAAGAAAAGAATTTCTCTATTGAAACTTGATGAATGAGTTGATATAGTGAATGCAGATAGTAATTCTATCTGATTTTAAACATAATAGGAGATATTTGATATGAATACTAAGATGAGCATCCTTCGTTATTTGACCAAGACCAACGCTGATGGCAAGCAGAACACCCTCACAAAGGCGCAAGCACGAACAATGTTCAAGGCTAAGAATATTGCTGCTCGCATTTATGATCTTCGTAAGGATGGTTTTGTTATCTCAACAATTGATCGTCAGATGAGCGATGGTCGTACTGTTAAGGCTTATCGTCTTGAAGATAAGTCGGAGAATGTTTCTCAGCTATTTGCATAAAATAATAAACCTAAAAAGAGAGGGAAAATCCCTCTCTTTTTTTATTTGAGAGGTAAAAATGGAACTGTCAGTTAAAGTTGAAGATTTGCGAAAGAATAGTCTGTTCGTTGCTACACCAATGTATGGTGGTATGTCACATGGACTATATGTTAAGTCTTGTCTCGATCTTCAGAACGTATGTACTCAGTATGGAATTCCCACCAAGTTCTCATTTCTATTCAATGAGAGCTTAATCACCCGCGCTCGTAATTATCTTGTAGACGAGTTCCTTCGCTCGGAATGTACTCATCTACTCTTCATCGATTCTGACATTCATTATAACCCTCAGGATGTTATTGCGCTTCTAGCCTTAGATAAGGATATTGTCGGTGGACCTTATCCTAAGAAGTCTATCAATTGGGGCAATATTGCAGAAGGTGCAAGAAAGCATCCAAATCTGGATGTTAAGGAACTAGAAACTCTTGCTGGTGAATATGTATTCAACGTAGTTCATGGCACTCAGCAGTTTTCAGTTTCAGATCCTCTTGAAGTAATGGAAATTGGCACTGGCTTTATGATGGTTAAGCGTGAAGTCTTTTCTAAGATGGAAAAAGCCTATCCACAACTTCGATATAAACCAGATCATGTTGGTCAAGCACACTTCGATGGTTCGCGATATATTCATGCATACTTTGATACCATCATTGACACTAAGGATAGTGCAACTGGTGGTGGCTCAGATCGCTATCTTTCAGAAGATTATATGTTCTGTCAGTTGTGGCGTAAGACAGGTGGTAAGGTTTGGCTTTGCCCTTGGATGAAGACACAGCACATTGGCACATATGCATTCACGGGTAACATGCCGCGTATTGCAGAGTTGACTGGGCGAATCTAAAATGATTTTAGGAATTGTAGGATTTATCGGAGCAGGCAAAGGTACCGTTGGCGATCTTCTTGATCAAAGAGGATTTAAAAAGGATAGCTTTGCTGCTCCTTTGAAAGATGCAGTTTCTTGTATTTTCAATTGGCCGAGAGAAATGCTTGAGGGAGACACGGAAGTCTCCCGAAACTGGCGAGAAACCCCAGATAGTTTTTGGAGTGAAAAATTTGGTAAATCTTTTTCACCAAGGTTAGCTCTTCAGTTGATGGGCACTGAAGCTGGAAGGAATGTCTTTCATAAAGACATTTGGGTAATCTCGATGTTTAATCGCGCCAAAAACAGGAATATTGTCATCACAGATGTTCGCTTTAAAAACGAAATAGAGTATATTCAAAAGAATGGTGGGCATGTTGTTAGAATCAAGCGTGGACCAGAACCTTTTTGGTACAATAAAGCATTGAATTGTAATAGAGGTCTTGATAACGAAATGCTTAAGATGAACATTCATAGTAGTGAATGGGATTGGATTGGTTGTGATTTTGATTATGTGATTGACAATGATGGTGATTTGCAAGATCTTGATAACAAGATTGATTTGATGCTAAAACATTTTAGAGGATGATATGATTATTTCAAAAAATACGATTGAAGTATTGAAGAATTTTTCTCAATACAACGATGGTCTGTATGTCAAGGCTGGGTCTAAACTTTCAACAATCGCCTTTAAAACAAAGGCAGTTTTGATTGAGTACACCGCTGAAGAAAAGTTTGAGAAGCCTTTTGCGATTTACAAGCTGAACACTTTTCTTTCCGTTCTTTCGAGTTCAGGAGATTCTCCTGATATCGATTTTGATGAAACAGAAATGACGATTAAAGGATTCAACGGTAAGTCAAAGACTCGTTATCGTTATTGTGATCCTTCCAACATTCAAATTGCGCCAGAAGGAAAGACTTTAGAAATTACTCCTGATGTTGAATTTGATCTCTCTCAGAGAGATTTTGAAAAGGCTCTTAATTTTGCGAGCGTTCTTGAATTGCCGAATCTTTCATTTTATAATGATGGTGATGAATTGTTTGCTTATGCAAATGATCCAAAGAATGATTCTGCTCATACCAATTCAATTTTCTTGTGTAAGTTGCCAGACAAGGGAGAACAGTTTTCGTTTACTTTCAAAGTAAATAATTTCATGTTTATTCCTGGTGATTACAATGTGAAAATTTCTCGCAATGGTATTGCAAAGTTTTCACATAAGACTAAAGAATTGGTTTATTGGGTTTGTGTCGAACAACAAGGTTCTTCTTTCACTAAAGGCTGAAATTAATGAAGCATGAAACCGCGCAAGCGATTCTAAAAAAGTTGGCTCCTAAAGAGCCAACTTTTAATTCTGAAGTTGAACTTTCTCAGCTAGATCTGACTAAAGCATTGAATTGGTATTCGATTCACGCAGAACCTAAAGACCGCGAAAAATTTGTCTTGGCTTATCTAAAGGTAAAATCAGTTTCTGAAAATAAAATGCGAGAAGTTACTCCCACTTTGGCGCATATCTGTCGAATTGTATCTTGTGGTGGGAAACTTTCTGATGAAGATTTTCAGAAATTCGATAAAAAAATGAAAAGCATTTTTGATCAAACTCCTTCGATTCAAACTTCGAATAAGAATGTAATCTCTATTCAAGAAAGAATTCAAGAAACAGTTTCGAATTCTATTGGAAATCTAGAAGGCTCGATTGATGACTTCATTCTTTCAAAGTATAAGAGCAAATTTTCATTTAAGGCTTTATTCATGGAATGGAATATAAAGCCTATTCATGCGACTAAGATTTTAGATTGGGCTAAAGCAAAGCGAAAAGAATTTTCCGATGTTATGTCTTCAAAGGAAGAAGATGTATTAGAAGGTTATTCTAATTTCTCTAAACGAGACTTGAAGAAGATTGTTTCATTGATTGACGAAATGATTGTTGATGCTCTCAATTTGATTGATGAGAAGAAAGTAACGAGAAAGCCTAGAAAGAGAAAGCCAAAAACTGCGGAACAAATTGTTTCCAAAGTTAATTACTTAAAGGAAGACAAGATTTATGGATTCTCTTCTATAGAACCTTCCAAAATTATTGGTGCAAGTCAGCTTTGGGTTTTCAATGTCAAACTGCGTAAGATTGGAGTTTATTTCGCGCAAGATGCTGCTGGACTTTCCATTAAAGGCTCTACAATTCTAAATTTCGATGATAAACTTTCAGTCGCTAAAACTGTGCGTAAACCAAAAGAAACCGTAATGGAAATCTTAAAATTAGGAAAAGCTGCGATTAAAACTACATTTGCGAAATTAAATTCAAAACAAACTTCATTGACTGGTCGCATTAACTCTGATACTATATTGCTTAGAATAATCTAAACAGAAAGCAATTATGATACTCATCGATTTAAATCAGGTAATGATTTCCAATTTAATGTCCCAAATTGGTTCATCAAAAACGAATATTGAAGAAGGATTGATTCGACACATGGTACTCAATACCATTCGAACTCATATCAATCTTTTTCGTCAATATGGAAAAGTTGTTATTGCATGTGATAATAGAAAATATTGGCGACGTTCTGTTTTTGAAAACTACAAATCTTCGCGTAAGAAAATGCGTGAGGACTCTCCTCATGACTGGAATGCAATTTTTGAATGTCTAAACAAAATTCGCGATGAGCTTAAAGAATTTTCTCCTTATACAGTTATTGACGTAGAAGGTGCAGAAGCTGATGATATCATTGGAATTTTGACTAAAGAATTTAGTCCAAAAGAAAAAGTGATGATTCTATCGTCAGATAAAGATTTTGTGCAATTGCATATTAATAAAAATGTTTCGCAGTATTCTCCCATTCTCAAAAAGAAAATTCAATCTGATGACCCAGAAAGATTTTTGAAAGAGATGATCATTCGTGGAGATGCTGGTGATGGTATTCCCAATATTCTATCTGACGATAATGTTTTCGTCGATGGTCGTCGGCAGACTCCAGTCTCTAAGAAGAAACTTGAAAATTGGTTGACTCAGGATATTTTGAACTCAAAGACTGAAAATTCTGCTACGATTTCTAATTATTGCAGAAATCAACTTTTGATTGATCTGAGTAAAATTCCTGAGAATATCAAGCTAAATATACTTGATGCATATAAAAATTGCACACCTGCTTCGAAACAAACATTCATGAATTATATGATTCAAAATAAACTGAGCAATCTGCTTGAAGTTTTTGATGAATTTTAGGGGAAAATAATGCTAGATCTATATCACGAAATTTTTGAAAAATTTCAGGCTTTGAATACGCGAGAAGAAAAGATTAATCTTTTGCGAAAAAATGCAACCATTGAATTCAAAGATTTTCTTCGAGGATTGTTTGATCCCAATATTAAGTTCGATGTGGATATTCCTGAGTATCGACCCGCGATTGAACCTGCAGGATTGAATTACTC